CACCTACCTAGACGCTGATCGCAAGGCCGACCTTGCTCGCGATCCCTGCAATCTGAGCCCAGAAGCGGCAATGGCTGCGCTTCGACGCGCCCAAGCTGCTCACCCGGCGTTCGCAAACCGACCGATGCCTGAACCTGATCCGCTGAGCCCTGACGTGATGACAAATCTTACAAGCCTGCAACCGCTTGGCTTCGCTCAGGTGCTGGTCTGCTACGAGTCAGAAGACGCGATCACCATCACCGGCGCGCTGATCGACGGCGATTTTGTTGACGCAGATCAGTTCAGCGGCAAGGTTATCTGCCAATGGGAGCGCGCCATCGAATTGGAAGTGCGCCGCGATTCCGTTATGGCCGGATGGGAGTCCTGATATGTGGGCCGACATGAGCGATGAGCAGCGCCGGCAGACGCTGCGCAACATGTTTGTACACGGCGACTTGTTCGCCGCCCTGCTGGTGCATGCATGGAAAGTGGCTGACAAAACCGACGCACAAAAGCTGGCCGATGCGTTCCCGGATCTGGTGGCGCGCTACGCCGCGATGGGTCCGGCGAAATGACCCGTTTTTACCGCTCCACTCGGGAAGCCTTCCCCTGCGAACGCTTCCCTGCCACGTTCGGCCCATACCGCAGGCCGACCTTCGTCCGCCAGGCCTTGCGCATCTGCGCATGGCTGGCGCTGTTCGCAATCATCGGCGTCCTGATGGCGCTTGGAGTCTGACATGGCATTCCCGCATATCGATTTTTTGAAAACTGAGCCGTTGACCGAAGCCGACCTTGACCGGATCATCAGCGCGCGCCGCGCCGCAATGCTGCCGGCCGGATGCGATCAGCAGGGACGGAATAGCACGCGCATTGCCGGGCGCGACACATGCAACAGCTCGTGCGAGTCTGAATTCGGGTGCACTTGCATCTATCAACTGACGCCGGAGCAAGTCGCGTCAGCAGGATGCGCCTATCAGGGTCGCCAACAGGCGGACCAGTGGGAAGACAACGACTACAGCCCGCAGGCCGCGGCGCTTTGGTGGTCTCTGTACCTGTCGCTTGTGCTTGTCGCTGTCGTTGCCGGCTTTGCTGCACTGGTTCGCTGAACATGAACACTGAATACGATCAATACATTTTCGGCAAACTGTCTCGTGTGCCTCCTACCGGAATACCGCACGGAGTCAAACTGCCTGACCACGGCATGTTTGAGCACCAGAAGGCATTAGTGAAATGGGCATGCAAGCGCGGCCGAGCAGCGATCTTTGCTGACACAGGTCTCGGCAAAAGCCGCATGCAACTTGCATGGGCCGATGCTGTCATGCGCTACACCGGCAAGCCCGTTCTGATCCTGGCGCCATTAGCTGTTGCGCCCCAGACCGTGGCAGAAGGTGCAGATATCGGCGTTGAAGTGCAGCATTGCCGCGACGGCAGCGAAGTTGATGGCGGGATCGTAATCACGAACTATGACCGCCTGCATCGGTTTGATTGCTCGATCTTCGGGGCCGTGGTGTTGGACGAGTCGAGCTGCATCAAACACCACGACGCCAAGACTTTGCGCACGCTGCTGACTGCGTTTCGGGATACGCCTTTCAAGCTGTGCGCGACCGCCACGCCGGCGCCGAACGACTGGACCGAGCTAGGCACTCATGCAGAGTTCCTTGGCGTCTGCACTCGCGCCGAGATGCTGGCCGAGTACTTTACCCATGATGGAGGCGACACCAGCGTATGGCGCCTCAAGGGACACGCGCGGCACATCTTCTGGCAGTGGGTGAGCCAGTGGGGCGCGATGGTGCGCCGGCCGTCAGACCTGGGCTTTGATGATTCGGCATACGCGCTGCCTCCGCTGCACTTGCACGAGCACACCGTCGAGACTGAGATGCCCCTTAACGGGATGCTGTTCGCTGCTGAAGCGCAGACCTTGAGCGAGCGCAGAGATGCACGCCGCATGAGCACCGAAGACCGCGTGCGCGATTGCGCCGCCATCGTGAACGAAGACGCCTCCGAGCCGTGGGTTGTCTGGTGCGACCTAAACGCCGAAGGTGATGCGCTCACCAAGGCGATCAATGGTGCGGTGCAGATTGCAGGCGCTGACAGCGTTGAAGTGAAGGAACAGCGGCTGTCCGACTTTGCCGCTGGCCGGTTCCGAGTGCTAGTGAGCAAGCCAAGCATTTGCGGTTTTGGCCTGAACTGGCAGCACTCGGCCCGCATGGCGTTTGTCGGCGTCACCGACAGTTTTGAGGCCTATTACCAAGCCGTGCGCCGGTGCTGGCGCTTCGGGCAGCGACGCGATGTGCATGTGCATGTCTTCGCTTCGTCGTCCGAGGGCGCGGTGGTAGCGAACCTGAAACGCAAGGAACGTGACGCCACCAAAATGGCTGAGAGCCTGAGCCAAGAAACCCGCGATGCGGTGATGCAGGAAGTGACCGGCAGCACGCGTCAGACCAATATCCACAACGCCAGCCAGCGCGTGACTGTGCCGGCATTCTTGAAAGTAGCAGCATGAATTGCATCGACCAGATCGTGACCGACCGCTATGCCGCGTATCACGGGGATGCCGTCGAAGTTTTGAAGGGCTTGCCGGATGCGAGCATTGGCTATTCGATCTTCTCGCCACCGTTCGCCAGTCTCTACACCTACAGCAACAGCCCGCGAGACATGGGCAACGTGCGCGACGATGCCGAGTTCTTCGCGCATCTGGACTTCTTGATTGCCGAGCTGCGGCGCGTGATGAAGCCCGGCCGGAACGTCAGCTTTCACTGCATGGACATGCCGAGCAGCAAAGAGCGAGACGGCGTGATCGGCCTCAAGGACTTCCCCGGAGATCTGCTTAGGGCGTTCCAGAAGCACGGATTCATCTTCCATGCCAAGGTGACGATCTGGAAAGACCCCGTGACAGCGATGCAGCGCACCAAGGCCCTCGGCCTGCTGCACAAGAGCGTGCGCGAGAACGCTGCCATGTGCCGCATGGGAATACCGGATTACCTCATCACCGTGCGCAACCCAGGCGAGCAGGAAGACCGCGTAACGCACGGCGCCGAGTTCCCGGTCGATCTATGGCAGAAGGTCGCCAGCCCTGTCTGGATGGATATCAACCCAAGCGACACACTGCAATTCCGCAGTGCGCGCGAGCACGACGACGAGCGCCACATCTGCCCGCTGCAACTGGACGTGATCCGTCGCGGCGTGATGCTTTGGACGAACCCAAATGACATCGTGCTGTCGCCATTCATGGGAATCGGTAGCGAGGGCTATGTCGCTCTTGAAATGAGCCGACGATTCGTTGGCGCCGAACTGAAGGCGAGCTATTACTCTCAAGCGGTGGCAAATCTGGCTGCTGCTACAGCAAAGACCGAAGATCTATTCGCATAGAGATCAACCAGGCGGAACCCAAGCGGGCACCGCGGCGATTCCATTTCAATGGGGTAATTTTGTGACACGCCGCGCAATACGGTTTGCACCCGACCGCCTGACCCATACACCGGAGAATTGAATGAATGAACTGACCACCCAGCAAGACCAACCCGCCAACGTGGGCGCGCTGATGATGAACCCGGCGCACATGAATGCGCTCGTTGCGTTCGCCGACATGATGGCTAAAAGCGCTGTCACCGTGCCGGATCATCTGAAAGGCAAGCCGGCCGACTGCATGGCGATTGCCATGCAAGCGATGCAATGGGGCATGAACCCGTTTGCCGTGGCGCAAAAGACGCACATCGTCTCGGGCCGGCTTGGCTACGAGGCGCAGTTGGTCAATGCCGTCGTGCAGCAGTCAAACGCGATCCGGGGTGCGTTCCATTACGAGTACCTAGGCGAAGGCCCGGCGCTCGAATGCCGCGTCGGTGCGGTGCTGCGCGGCAGCGATTCAGTGACTTGGGGAGAATGGCTGCGAAGCAGCGACGTGACGACCAAAAACAGCCCGCTCTGGAAGGTCAACCCGAAGCAGCAGCTGGGATACTTGCAGGTCAAGAACTGGGCGCGTCTGTACTGCCCTGGCGCTATCCTCGGCGTCTACACCGCCGACGAGCTGGAGACCATCACGCCGCCGCCGGCCAACAAAAACATGGGGCCGGCTGATGTCGTGCAGCCGCCGGCTTCCGAACGGCCAGCCCTGCCGGCCTGCCTGCAGCAAGACCTTGACCGCGACCTACCGAAGATGCAAAAGA